ATACTTATCTTTTACACCATCAAAATCTGTACCTAAAAAGAATATATTTTTTCCAAGTTCTAATTTATTTTTTCTTAAAATATGTAAAAAATATTTTCTTCCTGCAATTTGAGGAAAAGGTTGTGCCATTCCTATAAAATGATCTTTTACACCTTTTCTATACTTCTTTTTCTCATAGGCTGTAAGTTTTCTTCCTATTCCTGCTTCCATTCCTATTATTAAAGCATTAACTGCTTTTCTATTTAATACTAGACATTGACTAGCTGCTGCAGTAGATAAAACAGCTCTTGCTGCTTCTCCTATGCTTTTTCTTTCTGCTCTCTCAACATCTTTTAAAAGTTTAGTTTTGATTAATTTATTTATTGCTGATTTAGACATTAAAAGTTTTTATACAAGTCTAAGACTCGCTTGATGTGATCAGGAAAAGCCACACTATCTCTCAGGCTTGTTGAACCTTGGTTTTGGATACTTGCTCCTCCCAATGTTCTTCTCTCTTTATGTTCGTCTTTTAAGTAGTAAGTAATCAAATCAAATATTGCAAGTTTTAAATCTTTGGGGGTACTTGCATATCCTGCCGTATAAGTAACTTTTACTGCCCCCGCTCCGCGAGGCCAGTTTCTATAAGTTGATCCTGTTACATAGAGTACACTATCCGTCGCTGTGTCAAGATAATAGTCTGTTGTTGGCACGGTGCTGTAACTTTCTGTAACAGAATCTCTTTTTTGTACGGAAACAATCGTATTTACAGGGCTTTCTGTAAGCTGTACTAAATACGTGTCCCAATCAATACTAAATGTTTCTACTTTATTAGTAGAGTAATGATCTATAAGACTATTTCCACAATAAGTTTTTACTAATTGACTCACAGCAGGAACTAGAGTAGAAAGGCGTAAATCTTCCTTGGGGCTTGAGATTCCCTCAGCCTCTTTATACTCTGCAAGTGTTACTAAATCTGCCATAGTAAATCAATTAATAAAAACTTGGGGAGGCGAACCTCCCCAGTTTCTATACTTTAGCTATTAAGCTACTGAGTCGATCTTAATGCAAGGCTGATCGCCTGAAGCACCAGCTACAAGCTCTTCAAAACCAAGTGATTGAGTAGCAACGATTACTCGACGCTGATTCATCACTTCGTAGTCTTGCTCGACTGTAACACCGCGCAATCGTGGCATTACATAGTTACGAGTGTAACAAGCAAATGCTACTGGAGCACCGGCTGCTTCTGAAGGGAACTCTTCAGATACCACTACTGGTGAACCGAAGACTGCACCCAAGCTACCAGTTACTCGTACTGCGAGGTCGTTACCGACTTCATCAAGAGTCTGGAATGCTGAGTCACTCAACAAGTCATAGTACATTGCCTGACTTACGATATACACGATATCTGATGGAGTCAAACCATACTTACCCATTTGCTTACGTGCGGCTAGCAACTGAGCTGCTGTCATAGTGGTAAAGTTACCAGAAGCGACAGAAGAACCATCGGCATCATGCTTTGCAGTAGCGGCCGCAGCGTGTCCGTCAAGACCGCTGATGTTCGAGCCATTACCATTAAGAATAGCATTCTCTACTGCTCGACCGTGTGCACGTGCAACACCTTCGATAAGCATAGGCATCAAGTTAATCAATACCTGCTCGTCGACTTCGTTGTCCATAAAGGTGCTTGAAATCAAACGATCAGCGTTCAAGATTACTTGCTTAGGCTTGTATGTGCTGTCTGATGCACCACGATTTTCCAAGTTACCGCTAGTAGCGTTAGTTGCGAAGGTCGCAGGCTCAACATCTACCGAGATGGGCAGTACTGTTGCTGCTCCATTCACAGGGATTTCACGGAACAATGCCGCTACTTTCAACTCATTCTGAATTTCCTTCTCGATAAGATTTGAAACTTCCTGGTCGATATCAGCAGCGTTTGCTGTATAGTTGATACCAGCCTTCTCTTGAAGATCAATAGCATACTGTGTGTTCCAACCCTTACGAGTCATTACACCCAACATGTGAGCATTCAAGAAGTCTTGACCCCACTTAGAAATGTCTGACTTCTCTGCACGATCAGCAAATACTTTCTTGCTTTCACGCATCTTAGCAATCTCATCAGACTTCTCTTCGAGCTCTTGCTTATACTTAGCAAGGGTTTCTTCCATGCTGTTGTTACGATCGTTAAGATCTTTCTGGAAATCAGCAAGCAACTTCTCAGTACCAGTTTCGATACCAGTAGTAATTGCAGACTTAACTTCCGCCTCTTGAGCAGCTTTTTCTTGCTCGGCTTCTTCAGCCGCTTTAGCTTCTGCTTCCGCTGCTGCTTTTTCTTCCGCCTGACGAATTGCAATCTTAGCAGCAGTCTCTTCTGCCACCTTCTTAGCAAAAGCGTCCAGGTCGATTTCGGGAGTTTGTACTTCCGACATAATCATCTCCTTTTGAACTGACTTTTCAGTTCCATCCGGTGTGTCACTAGCTTCAAATGAATCTTCATCGTTAGCCAGAGACTGACCGGCTAGATCTACACTATTAGTGAAAGTTTTTTTGAAATCCTCGTATTCTTTAACAGAATCAAAAGATTTCGCCAGAGAGAAAGTTGCTGCTTGGTTACAAGGTACGGATACAACCGATACTTCAAACAACTCAGCGTCCTTTATCTTTAGTCCGTCAGTTTCCTCTAGGTAATCAGCATCCTTGATTCGGAAACCAACAGAAAAAGCTCCAAGGATACCTTCTTTAACTAATTGAGCTACAGAATCAGGAGCAGATTTAGAAATTTTTGCTTTCATTTCTAGTCCATGTTCTGTAACTTTTAAACCAGTCGCTCTGCCGATTGGTTTGTTATAGTCATGATTGAAAAGAATAATAGGATTCTTTTCGAAATTACTTAAACCACCTTTTGCCCATGCTTCAGGGACAATTGAATCTCCAGCACGATCAAAGTCTTTGGTACTTGCCATACCAGTGATGTTAACGCTTCCGTCATCATCTTCAAAGGCTTTGAATGTTGAAGTAAGATTGAAAATTTTATTCATCTTTTGGTTCCTTTTTCTCTGCGGGCGCTTTTGCAGCGACAGCAGGCTTGGGCTTAGCTTTTGGTTCAGGTGCGGGTTTGGGAGGGGGTGGAGGCTTCATAGCCTCTTGTATTTCTAACCAAAGTGTTGGAAAAGTACCTTCCAAAGTTGTAGTCAATCTTGACCAACTACCAAAATGATTTAAAGCCATTCCAGATCCAATTGGTACTTCATTTGCATACTCATCATACTCATGCTTGGAAAGGACTTTTCCTTTCTCCAACATGAACATACCAACTGCTTCGAGTATTTTGTTTCTAACTCTTAATCTAGCCATCGTCTTCTCCTTCTTCTACAGGCCGACCACCCTCATCTGGGTTTGCTGCTGATCCTGCTATATTTGCTGGCACTCTTAAATCATCGTAGCCATCTACAGGATCAAAACTCAGAGCATCTCTTGCTTCATTAGGTGAAATAATTCCTGTATTCACCAAGGCTGAGTAGTACTGAGACTGGTCTCTTAATTCTGGTTGTAGAGCAGGAATATCTGTAATATCCTCTTTTAACTTGAATCCAAAATACCTTTCCATTGCAAAATTCATTTTACGAATAATTGGAAGTATGGTTTCAAGGTAATACATACGCATATTAGGTCTTAAGTTTGCGTTATTACCAGAATCTAACATTATAGGTGGAATACCAAGAGCTTTCAAAATAATTTTTTCGTTTTCTGCAATTGCTGCTTGGAAATCCAACTCTCTAAAGTTTACGTTTGATACAGAATCAATTTCTATACCGCCGTCTAAGATTAAAGGTCTACGACCTCCTGCATCGGGTCTATATCGTGCAGTCCAAGATTGAATCATTCTTTCTTTAATTTTTTCTGATAAAGTATTCGGTGACTTGAGTACTAAACCTGGAACAGCTCCGTTCTTAAAGAAGTTATCTTGGAAATCTCTCATATTTCTCATTAGTACCATTGTACGAAGTGCTGGCTTTAACCGAGAAACACCTCTGTAAATAGAGTAAAATGAGTTATCTTTTATATGAATAATTTCACTTGGCTTATAATTAATCTGCTCATTAAATGTAAATTTTTCAATATAAGTAGTATCACTTGCATGTATTGTCATCTTATTTGCAGGCAAATGATAAAGATGTACTCCATCAAAATAAACAAAAATATTGCCATCAAGTAAGTAGTCAGTAATTAAGTTACGACGAAAGGTACTGATGTCTTGATAAGGGTTCGGCTCTTTATTTAGTAATAGGTCTACACGCGAACGCTTAATACCTTTTACAACACTCAGTAATCCTGGAATCTGACCACTAACTAATACTGGTATTTCAGAAGCATCGTCAACGATCATATTTACGCCACGATTAACAACTTCTAAATCTTCATAGGCTCTTTCGTAATTTACTACTTTTTCACGAGACGGCTCTGTTTTGTGATCGTAGTAGGGTTGAGCAGGATTTAATTTATCCTCCGTCTCAACTTTTCTTCCTATCAATCTGTCATACCATGCCATGTTTGTCTCTTTGAATCTCTACCCAGCGCATTTGTTTCTTTGCTGTCACTAGGGCTGGATTTCTGCCGTATAATCTGTGCAGTTCCAAATGATGCTTATGGCAAAGTGTCACTGTGTGCTCGTACAGCTCCGCCCATTTATCTTCTATAAACTCATCTCGCCAGATAATTATATATTCATCTGTATAATGTTCTGGGCGCTCTTTGATCTTTTTCTTTAACCATTCTTGTAGTAAAGGCGCTAAAGAATAAAAATGATGAAAATCTAATTGATTCTCTGATCCACAGATTTCACACTCTGAACCTTTCTTATACTTTGATTTCGCGCGATCCCTTATATATTTTACTGGATCTCTTTTGAGCTTTTTCATTTTGAATTATAGCCTTTGTAGGATAAATTGTCAAATACTATTTTTTACAGGTATCTTTAAAACCCACTGTTAGTAGTTTCAAATGAATACAATGCATATCTTAAAGCATCGGCCATGTGGGATGCTCTATTATGTTTTGGCTTTTCTTTGGCCAAATTAGGGTTTGGGTCCCATTGGTACTGATCCAAACAAGATAAAACTTCAGAACATCTTTGATCTACAAGTAATTTATCATTATCTACTATTCCAGCTACATGCCCTATACCATCTAATACTGATTTCTTTGCATTAATAGTAGATATGTCGTAGTTTTGAGCAAAGTCAAATCTTGTTTGCTGCGCGGCAGAGTCAATATAAATGTAGTCTATGTCCCATTTATCTATCATTTTTTGTATAGCTTCTGCATGCTGTTCTGTAGTTCTTTCTGCGTCTAAGTATTCATCTAATACAAAATACTTTTCTTCATCCCAACAATATGCTATTACAGCGAAGGCTGTTGGATCGCGATAACCCACATCAAGACCAGCAAATACATCCATAGAAGATACGTCAAGGGCTTCATTATTGGATACACAATCTTCGTGATTAAAGTTCCAAATCTGTCCTTCATAAGTGTTAAAGTCAGCTTCGTATTCTTGTCGAAATTCTGCATCGGACATAGATTTTTTAGCTTCCGATATATCCAATTCAGACATGCGCGGATTATCTTTATAAGTAGCTCGTATCGAGCACCACTCAGGAAACTCATCATTAAATCCTCTATCGAAAAATTCCGCAAACCAGTTGTTCCTGCCTCGAGGAGTAGAGATAAAAATAGCTTTTGAGTTATCTTTATCTAAAGTAGGTCGAAGTGCGACATTAAACGCATCACGTCCGTCTGCCAACGCCGCTTCGTCAAATATAATTAAATCGTAACTTCTACCTACACAGGAATCAACCTGGTTTACAG